TTACAACGAGTATAATTAGCTTCTCTATCTTCTAAACCATTATACCCACCATTTATAACTCTTGTTATTTCTTTAATATCACCAGTATCAGCTAGTTTATTAAGCTTATGAGTCATCCAGAACCATGCTGCTGATAAAGAGGCATATTGTGGTTCACATAACAATCTTGGGTTACTTACTAAGTTAATCCCAAGAGTTACACCACAATCTCTATGGTTATAATATCCAGTAACTTGAATTAACCCATGTCCTTTATAGAACCTACCAGTAGTAGAATGATTACTATGTGCAGCATCTAAAGCCCTTTGCTCTAAATTACCTAAGTCTCTTCTAGTTTCATAAGCACTACCAGAAGATATTTCTTCTACGTACTTTAAACTACCTGATTCATGAGTAACTTGAGCTATAAAAGCAGCTATACGTAAAGGAGTAGATATATCTGCCCACTTCATAGCTTCTACTAGAGGAATATAATAGATACCTATTCTAGATGCTGGAGCAATAGGTATCATTAATTGTAGTTGTTCTTTAGTTACTTCAGTTATTTTATCCATAATAGTATTAATGAGGTATTCCATATAGTCTCTGATATAGGTTGACCTGCTGTATAAAATAACCATTCTTGTTCGATACGATAACGTACAGTATCTTTATTCATAATACCCTCTTTACGGTTTTGTGTTGGGTCAAAAAGTGAAGTTAATTCATGTAATTGGTTACTACTTATAATCCCCTTGTTATAAGAATTACATAATAACCGTGATATTTCAGTATTCCATATTCTTCTAGTTGATCTTAATATTAGATATTTCATCTTATTTAGCCCCTTGAATAGCCCCAGCCATTAATGCTTGCATTAGTTTAGCTAATAGATCATTAGACTGTTTTAATGCTTCTACATTTACATCACTAGCAGCTTTGTCCAAAGATATAGTTCTACCATCTTTAGTCATATCATCTCTAAAACCAGAAACAGTATCAGTAACCATAAACCCATTAATATGGCCTTCTACTATTCTTCCATCAGGAAACTTAGTTAAGGTATGTATATCCACACAACCTGTTACTAATAGTAGTAACATAAAACATAACTTTTTCATCTTTACGCCTCATTTATTAAAGAAAAATTATAACATTAAAAAATAGTAATGTCAAGAGTTTTGTAACATAACCTATAGTATCTAGTTTATAACTAAGAAATTAACAGGAGTTTCAGCCGTTGGAGCAGCATTAGGGGTTAAAGTAAAACTACCAGTAGCAGCAACTACTACTACAGAAGTCATAGTAGCATCTACTTTACCTACAGTTGCAATAATTATACTATTAAGTGTAACTAAACTATTAGTTACCACTAAAGAAGCAGCAGAAGCAGCAAAATTTACTCTACCTGCTGTTTTATTAATAGTTTGTGCTCCTGTAGTACCAGGAGTTATTACAGTTTTACTAACTGCTACATCCCCAGAAGCAGTTATGGTAGTAAAACTACTGGCAGAAGTTCCACCAGTTATATCAACTAATCCTGCTATAGTTATATCTTTATCTGGAAAAGTATATGTTCTTGCAGCAGTAGTAGCATTAGTTAAGAAGTTAGTAAAAGTATTAGCAGCATTTTTAAAGTTAATCTTAAATAGAGTAAGACCAGTATAACCACCAGTTGCATCTTTATTAGTTGTAGTCTCACCAACTAAAGTAGATAACATAAGTGCTAATGTAGTTTGTGATAATACAGATTGAGCAGCAGCAGTTACAAAATTCTTAATAGAGTTTACATTTTGAGCAGCTAGAAGTAAGTCTGGTCTAGCAGATGCAGGAGAGTCAGTTCCTGCATCTAAGTTTGTTGTTACTACATCAGTTGTAGGCCAAGCCATTTAATATCTCCAGTATCTATTAGTATTAGTTGTTGAAGGTGAAGGTTCAGTACCGTTTGCCATTTAATTATCCCCATGTATTCCAATTATCCCACGTTGTAGATACATTATCCCAAGTGGAGCCAAGTCGTGTAAAGTTATGTGAAACTATTTGAAAAGATATACCATTAGCATTAACAGACCATAGATTTATAACTACTGGCCCTAAATAACTAGTTGTAAACGCAAATGTAAAAGCAGAAGAACCACTAAAACTATCTAATATAGCTGAAGTATCTGTTCTACGCATCTCACCAGAGTATGTAACACCAGTTTCACTTGTTATTGCACCAGTGTAATAATCTATTAATCCAGCAGTTTGTTGAAATCTATTTCTACTTACCCAAGTTATAGTTAATCCAGCACTATCATAAACTGCTACAGGCCAATATACCCCATTAAGTTTAAAATTACCAGGAGGATAAGGTCTGTGCATCCTACCTATAGTAATTAAATCATCTTCCGGAGCAGCAGTTATAACTAATTCTCCTCTAGAAGTTATAGTAGTTAGTTTAGTTTTACATGTTTCACCTATTATATATTCTACTTGGTCGGAGGATAAGAAATCTTGAACTCCATATACTCTATCATTAGCCGTATGTACCTGTGGAACTGTATCTAAAACTCCTCTAATTACTGTTAAAGTATTAGCTACTATATTTGTAACACCTAAAAACTCATTACCTATACTAATAAACTGACCAATAGCTAAATATCTAATATCAGTTGGGTTAATAACCACTAAAGAAGTAACTACTTTATCCATATTGCTCTGTAAAAGACCAGAGAAACAGAAATCTAAACTACCTTTTCTAGTAAAAGTAGACCCTGTTGTACTCCATATACCTGCTGCAATAGAATCTGGTGTAGGAGAGGGGCCATATACTATAGTATAACTAGATGTTGTATGTACTGCTTGAGCAAAAACGTCACCTTTAGTTATAGCTATAGCATAATATGGGGACTCTATAAGACCTCGTAATGGCATAGCTACTGGATAAGTTATTGGGTCTATCCAAGCAGAAGTAGGAGGAGTATAATATATTAAATCAGCAGCATCAAATACATCTTGTATAGCATCTATAGATATTTGTTGATTAGTAGAAGTACCAAGACTTATAGATAATACCCTCATAACTAGAGTAGTATCAAGATAGTCAGGCCAGTCTAATATAAAAGCATCACCTATATTAAGATTCTCTGCACTTCTATCACAACGTATAGCACAAGTATATAATGGAGTAGATAATTGTCTTAAGTCTCTAGTAGCTAATTTTAAAGCTGTATCGGCAGTTACTACACCAGAATAAGTTATAGTCTTAGACCTAGGAGAACTTTGTCTTTGTTCTAAACCAGGGTCATGGATTCTTATACTACTATCTTGATAATTATACATATCAAAGAATTTAATTATAACCTCACTAGTTAATTCTCCTACTGACTGTCTTCTAAATTCAGATACTTCTCTAGTATTAGTTATATTTAATGTTAGTAAACCAGTTAAATTAGTTATTCTTCTTGTTAGATTAAGATGAAATAACCCATCAATCCTATCTAAGTATAATGAACCTTGTATATGTGTTAATACTTCTATTATAAAATCTTCTATAGTACCAGGAGTATCCCATAAGAAACTAAAACCTATACCTTCTGTGGCACAAGTTTGTGCAGAAGCTAAAAAACTTGCTTCATGTATTAATCCATCACTAACACCTAATCCCCATGTAGGGTCTGTTAAACATTCTCTAACTACATGTACTGCATTTATAAGTTTAACTACTGAGGAGAAAGCACCTACTAGAGCTACAATACTACCACTAGCAGGAGCAGATGGTGTACCTAACATATCATAACTTAACTGATTAAAAGTAAAGTTATCTGTCTTAATTACAAAAGTACCATTATAAAAAGTACCATTAAAACCTGATACGCCAGAAATAGTAATTAAACCTCCAACTAGTAGATTATGAGGTAGGCTCATAAGTAATGTAGCTACAGTTCCTACATGTGTTAGGGAAGTAACAGTACCAGGAAGAATATTTCCAGCTATAGATGTATTAGTTATTTCGGCTAAACCATCTTGCCATTGAGATATACCATTTCGTCTAGTATGTATTCTAGTTACTACGAAAGACCACGGCTTTATATAGTAATTTGCACCTATCACAACTCGTTTTAATATAGCAGAGACTACTCCACGGTATGCTACAAGATTTCCTAATACTACTGCTAGATAACTATTTTGGCTTTGAGAAGTTAGTCCCATTTGGATATCTACATCACCTGTTACTCCACCTTCTCTACCACTACCACCAAAAAGTAGTGGTGCATTAATAGTTATAGTACCAGAACCAGTTATTCCATCTTTCCAGGCTATTCTTTGATCTATAAGAATAGAGTTAATACTATCTACAGGCCCATGACATAAGGCCATGTGCATACCTACAGAGTATTCTGCAACAGTAAGTTGTTTACCTCCTGATTTTCCACCCTGAGTAGCCATTATCTTTTGTCCCGTAGATAGACATAGGTTACTAAATTAGTAGCCATAGAATCATTAGTTGTTAGTAGTTGAGAAGCTAATAGGCCATGTCGAGTAACATCTATCCAATCAAAGCCATTAGACTCAGAAAATAGTTTCCATCCAGGTATACAACCTTTAAAATATTCTCTAGCATCTGCTACAGTAAGTCTTTTATCTTCTCTTTCCACTAAACTTTTTAACTCTTCAATATTCATTACTTCTTACCTTGTGAGTCTACTTTAGTTTTATGTATAGAAACATCCCCATACCAGGCTATAAAAGGGTCTTTTATTATCCTAGTTCCAAAGACTACTGGTATAGGATTACCTATAGCTACAGTAGGAACTTCTATAGCAGTAGGTTTAAGTGGTTTAGTTTTATGACCAAAAGGGGATATAGGCCCAATAAAGATCATAAAGAGTATATCTTTTAATGTGAAGTTCATTATAATAATCCAGTACTTCCAAAGGGGTTTTTATAAGGTATCTTACTAAATCCACCAAAATTACTTATATTATTAAAAGTAGTACAATTAGCCTCTGTTAATTGACAACCTGGATATAAATTTATAGTACCAGTCTGTACACCAGTAAAAGGAGCAGATATTGTTATAGTTGTTCCAACTTGCTTAATTATAAATCTTTTTTCTCCATTAATCTCAGCAATGCCAGCATTAAAATAACCATCTGCTTGAGATAAACCTCCTACAGTAAATACTGTACTATTAATACCTGTCACAGAATAACTTACTTTCCAAATAGATTGTACTACTCCACAGTTAGTTGAATATAAGGTATGTCTACAGTTTAAGGTATATCTTGGTTGTAAAGAACTTCTAGCAATAGTAGTATATATAGAGTCACAAGTTACTGAAATAGATAATAAATTAGCCTTAACTTCTGTAATTCTGCCTCTCCAATATATTAAACTATTTCTATATACAATTACTGTTATAGGTATCTCTGGTAAAAAAGATACTAATGATCTAGCCCAAGTATGTGTACGTTGAAAGTTAAAAATTAAGGGAGATTTAGAAAAATTCTCTGTTAGGTTAAGTGATGAACGCTTAACTATAGTAGGGTCATAGGTAAGTCCCCCAAAACTTTTACTAAATAAAGTAGGAGTAAAGGGGTGATATACGCCGTTATCATTAAAGAGATAAAGTTCACTCATTAGTTAAGTACCTCTATACATGCAGCTTTAACTGTAGTAACTCTAGTATTATTTCTTGAAAACTCTATACTATCAGTATCTAAACGCATTTTAGTTAAAATCTCTATTCTTTTAATTATAGGTATAGCAGAAGAAGCAGAAGGAGTTAAAGCTAAAGTCTCACTACCATCTAAATTATCAGTAGAACTAGTTACCTGAAAATAAAGTATAGTTCCAGTAGTTCCTAAAATCCTTATATAATTTACCCCAAACTGTGCCCAACCGCCATATACTACTTTTATACTAGTCGCACTAAGAGCTAAAGATTCTACTGCTACTAAATCAGAGTTAAAAGCAGGAAGCCAGAATGTATTAAATTTACCTTGTAGATAGTCAAACATTCTTCTTATACTATACAATTCTACCCTAGATTTAGCTTTTAAAGATAATATTTGATTACCTCTATTATAATCATCATTATTATAGTTTACTAATTCACCAGTTTCACTATCAAAAGTAGAAGTATCTCTTGAGAATCTTTCAGATAACCCTCCTGTAACTATAGAGTTATCAATTACTACAGGTAAACCTAAATAAGTTATTCCATTAGGCCATACAGGTAAGTTATAAGTATTAGTTATATTAAAGTCTACTGCACCTGTTAAACTTTTATTCTCACTTCTATTTAAGTTTATACCACTTTCAGTATAGCCTATAAAGACAGGTATAATCCAGCATTTCTTTCTATCAATCTTTATGGTCTGTTTTAAGACTATATGATCTGAAAATACTGACAAAACTTCACTAAGTTCATAACTATCA